CGAGTGAACATCGTCGTCGGCTCAGCGCACCGGAACTCAGCCGGCAACGTCTCGCAGTACATGCAGAGAGTCCTTAAGCTAAAGCGTCTCATGACTCAGCACGAGGTTCGCATCATCGCCGTCGAAGGTGACTCGCGCGATCGCACGCGCATTGCACTACAGGGGCTAGCAGCCAGTTACGGATTGGAGCTGCAGCTAGTCGCCTGTTCCCACGGAGGGCCGGAGTTCGGTTCGGTTGAGACGCCTGAGAGAATGCGAGCTCTCTCGAAGGTAGGAAACGCAATCCTCGACGCGGTTCAGCAGAGCGACGACGTGCTCTTCTACGTCGAGAGCGATCTACTCTGGGAGCCGGAAGTCGCGGCGTCGCTGATCACACGAGCAGCAGCGAAGACGCACGGCTGGGACGTCGTCGCTCCGCTCGTCATGGCGGGAAAGTGCTTCTACGATATCTGGGGCTTTCGAGGACTTGATGGCCGGCGCTTCTCTCCCTTCGCGCCGTTCTATCCGGGCCTGGATGCGGGGCCGGTTGAGGTTGGGAGCGTTGGTAGCTGCTTCGCGGCCTCCGGTGAGATCGCGCGCACCTGCCGCATTCGGGATGATAACTGTCTCGTCGGCTGGTGTACGGACGTGCGAGCGCGCGGCTATCGAATTGCAGCTCTCCCGGATCTGAAGGTTCGGCAGGTATGAGAGTCTTCATCAATCCGGTTCCAGCGAGCCTGAGCCAGGCGATGTTTAGAGTAGCGGACGCGCTACGGAAGACAGCTCCTGCATCTGTGGAGCTAATGAAAACGTCTGTAGCGGCCGAGCTTCAGGTCGTTCATACGGTTGGTATGGAAGGGATGGATACAGTCACGACTCCAGAGCTCGCGATCATTCAATACTGCTTGCTGAGCGCGAACGGCTCGCAAGAGCAGTGGTACGCGCTCTGGAAGAAGGCTCGTCTTGTTTGGAGCTACTACAATATTCAGATGCCGGAAGGCGTACGGTTCTACCACGCGCCGCTTGGCGTGGATGGGGAGATGTTTCGAGCGGCGGAAGGTAGCCGGCCGATCGGCGTTATCACTTCTGGATACGTTTCGGGTCCGGCGGCCGAGGCGATTGAAGAAGTCGCCGAGGCGGCGCTGCGCGAGAAGCTTAGCGTCGTCCACATCGGTCCTTCCGGCGTTGCTGGAATGAAGAAGCGCTGCGAGCCGACCTGGAAGGCGCAGCAAGGGATGACGGACGCAGCGCTGTCCATCCTGTATGGACGTGCGCGCTGGGTTTCGGGACTTCGCCACGTCGAAGGCTTCGAGCTCCCGGCGCTGGAGGGCTTGGTCTGCGGAGCTCGACCGATTGTCTTCGACCGTCCTGACATGCGCGAGTGGTACGATGGCCTTGCGGTGTTCATCCCCGAGTGCTCAGGAGCAGAGCTTGTGCGAGAGCTACGAGCTGTCTTTTCGCTCTCGCCCGCGCCGGTGACGGCAGAAGAGCGAGCACGAGTACTGGCGCGCTTCGACTGGACGACAGTTACTACAGGCTTCTGGGAAAGGCTCCTGGCATGAAGAAACGACTTCTCTGGATCGGCGACGCAGTGGTCTCTTCCGGCTTCGCGAAGTGCACGCATGAAACGCTGAAGGCTTTTAGCGGCGACTGGGACGTGCACGTTCTCGGCCTGAACTACCAGGGCGATCCTCATTCTTATCCGTATCCGATCTACCCCTGCTGGAGCGGCGGAGACGCTTTTGGCATCGGACGGACAGCTGCGCTAGTTACTAAGCTCCGCCCGGACGTCGTAATCGTCCAGAACGATCCCTGGAACATCCAGCAGTACATGCGGAAGGCCGGCAACACGCCGCTTGTTGCGAGCATGCCCGTTGATGGGAAGAATTGCTGCGGAAGTAGGCTCAACGGTCTCGCAGGTGCGATTTTCTGGACCGAGTTCGGACTCAAAGAAGCGCGCCTTGGTGGCTATGCAGGTCCTGCGAGCGTCGTTCCGCTAGGAGTGGATCTGGACCTGTTCAAGCCGCTTCCGCCGCGCGAGGCTCGCGTGCGTATGGGGCTGCCTAAGGAGCTGCTTGACGCGTTTATCATCGGCAACGTAAATCGCAATCAGCCGAGGAAGCGGCTGGACCTAACAGTTGAGTACTTCGCGCAGTGGGTTAGGCAGTACGATATTAGAGATGCTTTTCTGTTCCTCCACGTTGCTCCGACAGGCGACCTTGGCTACGACGTTAGTCAGCTGATGCAGTACTACGGATTGTCAAATCGGCTCATTCTTGCGGAGCCGGAGATCGGACTTGGTACGCCGGAAGAAAAGCTTATCATAACCTACTCCTGCTTCGACCTACAGATCTCGACTTCGCAAGGCGAAGGCTGGGGGCTGACGACAATGGAAGGAATGGCCTGTGGCGTACCGCAGATCGTTCCGAAGTGGAGCGCGCTGGGCGAGTGGGCAACGGCCGCAGTTCCAGTCGAGTGCACGACCATAGCCGTAACACCAAACTTTGTCAACGTCATTGGCGGAGTTCCGAATCGCGAGCAGTTTATTTCTGCACTGCAGGAGCTGTATTCCCGGCCGCAGGAGCGCGAAGCACGAATGCTCGCAGGTCTGGAGCTCGTTAGCCAGCCGGAGTATCGCTGGTCGGCGATCGCTTCTCGCTTCCGCGAAGCTGTGGAAGAGGCGCTGTGCCCTATCGCGCTGGTAGGAGCGAGAGGAGCGAGATGAGCGCAGTTCGCTTCTCGCTGAAGGGAACGAAGACGATGGCAGCGAAGCTTCGCGCGATGGCGGAGAATCAGCACAAGCGGGGATCAACAAGCCTCTTTAGGAGGGCGCAGGCGATCCTTAAGCGTAGCAGAGAGGAGTTCGTTCCGGTAGACGAGGGAGATCTGCGCGATAGCGGATACGTTAAGCTCTTCCGGGACACGAGAGAGCGGACGACTATACAGATCGGCTTCTCGGCGCTCCACGCCGTTCCGGTGCACGAGCATCTTTCCGAGCACTCTCCCTACTCCTGGCGGACAGCTGAGGCGAGAGGCAGTCCGGTTCGGTTTCATCCAGACGGACGAGGGCCGAAGTTTCTCGAGATCCCGTTTCTCGAAGCTCAGGCGACGTTGAAAAGAGACCTGGCGCAGGACCTGCAACTGAAGGACTTGAAATGAGCTGCTGGTACCTCTGGATCAAGGCGATGCAGGAGCCGATGGATGGAGATCTAGACGACGTGGGACGTAGCGTCGTCTTCTTCAACATCCGGTCGTACAAAAAGCCTTCGGCGACGTTCCTACGCGAGATTCTTGGCCTGCTGCAGACTGCAGGCATAGGCGTCGTAGGCAAGACGCTTCTCGCAAGCAGTCAGGCTGCCCTCGGTTCAACAGGAACGATTATCATCGTCCGGGCGACCGGCGGAGCTCCGCCTCAACTAACGCAGAACTCTCCCGGCGTTACCTACCAGCAGGCAACAGCTCAGATTCGTGTGCATGCGAAGAAGTACGAAGACGCAGACGCAAAGGCTCGCGCGGCCTACGACGCGCTCACGGTCGTAAGGAATCAGAACGTAGACGCCGCGTGAGCGGCAGGAGGAAGTGAGTCATGAGTGAAGGCATTTCCGCACAGGGAACGCTGATCGCGCGTTCACCCGACCCGAACTGGCCGGACGACAATCCGGTTGGCGGGTCCGTTACGTTCGTCGAGATCGCCGAGCTGACGGACATCACACCGCCCGAGCTGTCGCGCAACGCGATCGAGACGACGTCGCATAACCAGGAAGACGATCGCTTCATCGTCGGGATCCGTCGACATGGCGAGCTGTCGTTCAGCGTGAACTTCGTTCCGAACGATGCGACGCATGACCACCTGACAGGCCTTCAGCAGGCCTGGTTCGACGGTGAGCGGAACATCTACCGCTTAACCTATCCGGACGGCAGCAAGTGGCTGTTCTCCGGCTATGTCACCAACGTCGCGCCCAAGGCGCCGGTGGACGACAAGCTGGCGGCAGACGTGACGGTTCGACCGACAGGGCAGCACGACTGGCAGTAAGGAGCTAGAGGACGGTTAGCTTGGCAAAGAAGGAGAAAGAGAGAAAGAGAGAATAGAGATGAGCAGCGATAACGACGCAAAGAGCCTCCTATCGGCGGCGGATATCCTCGGAGCGGAAGATCTCGTTCCTGTAGAGGTCGACGTCCCGGAGTGGGGCGGTACCATCAGGATTCGCCCGCTATCGGCAGCAGAGGCTCTGACGTTTATTGAGTCTCTTAAGAAGCGACAGGAGGAAGGCGCGATGCGAATTCTCATCGCGTCCGCTATCGACGCCGCTGGTAAGCAGCTGTTCACGGAAGCTGACGTGCACCGCTTGAAGGCGAAGAGTCTCCGCGCGCTGATGCGAGTCCAGAACGCAGCCATGCAGCTGAACGGCCTGTCGGAGGCTGCGGCAGCGACAGCAAAAAACGTCTAGCGCGGGGCGGTGCGCTTCGGTTCGCGTACCGTCTCGCTTCGAAGCTTGGGCACGTCAATGTCCGGCGAATGCTCACCGAGATCGGGTGGAATGACCTTCTAGAGTGGGTAGCATTCGCCGAGCTGGAGCCTTTCGACGAGGAGCGGGCAGATGCAAGAACAGCGGCGCTACGGGCGACGATCGCGAACGTGAACAGAAATCCCAGGCGCGCAGCGTTCACGCCTGCAGACTTCATGCTGTACTTCGGAGACTCGACTCCTAGGAAGAAGAAGCAGACGTGGCAGGAGCAGAAGGCAATAGGTCAGATGATCGCGCAGGTCCACAGAAACAAGAAGCGAGATGCGGTAAAGCCGCGTCCCGCAGGGAGCAGAGATGGCCGGCGAGCTTGATCTCGGTACGCTGTTTGGCGGACTAGATCTCGAAGACTCTTTTTCTGCGAAGATGCAGGCGGCAGCGATCGCTCTGCTCGGCGTTACACAGGAGATGGCAGGAAGCTTCGAGAAGGTCGGAAGCGCGGTCAACGTCGTCAAAGCCGGCTTTGAATTCGGCGTCGGCATAGCAATTTTCAACAAGGTTTCGGAGGCCGCTGTTGCCGCGAGCGAGTATCTACTTGGCGCAGCACAGAGCGTAGGTAGCCTTAGCGAACACTTCGAGCAGCTACACGCCAGAACGGGCATCGCGACAGGCGATCTGCAGGAGCTCGGATTGATCGGGAAGGTCGCCGGCGTCGGACTCGACACCATGGCGATGTCGATGAACCGGGCGCAGCGAGCAATCACGACCAGCTCGAAGGGTGCGGTCGA